CCACCGCCTACTTTGTCGGAAGCCGCTGCAACACCACCGCCACCACCGCCGCCGCCTGCAATTTCCACTTCGACGCTATAAACGCCCGCGGGCACTGTCCATGAACCTGATGATGTGAATTCTTGTATTTTGAAAACTTTTGCACTTGGGAAAACGTTGACCGCCATTATGAAATCTCCGTTCCAAACGCTGAAAATGAAAGATTGGCTGATGAAGCATAAACGCGCACGACGTCAGCTGCGCCAAGACTTACGCCTAAAGTAAGGGTAATAAAACCGCTACCAGGCACGACGACTTGGTAAGCAATGTATTCTTTTGCACTTAACGTCGCGCCGTTGACTGAAACTGAAACTCTAAAAGTTGCGTCGGTCGCTGCTTGATTGCAAACTGTCAATGTCGAAATGATCGCTTGTGTTGCCGCGGGTACTGTGTACAGTGCCGTTGATGTTGTCGCCGCTGGGTTAGATTGCCCCAAAACTTTGTATGTTGTTGCCATTATGCCCCCATTAGTAGAAACGGACTGATTATTGCGTCAATGATGAGTTGTTGTGAATAAACCGTCGCGTCGATTGCGTCGCCTAGATTGCGCATGGCTTCTGCACCGTCTTTGACATAATCACTGTCATTCGGTGTTGGCCAGCCATACTCGGGTGTTGAAGCCATTTCGTCTCCTTATTCGTACGCGAACCATTGTAGGGTCGGATCAACGTCTTCCCACTGAAGCAACGCCGAAACGTCCTGCCAGCGTGTTGGCGGGATTGACAGGCTTGCGTCGGTTGTATTCAAGGTCAACGCTGCTTGATACCTGTTGAGCGATAGCGTCCAACCTTCAACGAATCCGCGGTAGACAATGTGCAAAATGGCATTAGGTAGATCAAAAATTTCAATTGGCTTGCCCATGTAAATTGCAAGTAAGTCGTCTAAATCGGCTGATGAAACCGTTGGCGAATCAAGCGGAATTGTGAAACTTGAAAGGTTCGTATTTGGGTTTGCACGAAGGGTGATGTATCGGTCAACCTGATACTGCGCTTCTACCGCGTTTTCCAATTCAGTTGAAATTGACGCAGCCTGTAAACCAAATGCGGCTATCGAACCAGCGTCACTTGCAGTTTTTGTCGCGTTGGCTTTATAGGTCAACAAGATCGAATTTGTAATGTCATTCAATGATCGATTGCTAGAAACACCCTGACCCAAAATGTAAGACAGTGGGATTTCAAAATAACCCGTGACGGATACTTCCTGCAAGCGGTGTGATTCGTTGGCATAACCGACTTTTCCGTCGGTTGTTTCGTAAAGGTAGCCCAGTGCCATTTGAGCATAAAACGCTGCAAGAGAATAAGCGTCAGTCGGTTGATTAGCTGCGCGTGCCGTGAATTCGTAAACGCCTGGTGTATCAACCACGTCAATGACAACACCTGCTTCGGTCAAAATGCGGTCAATTCGATCGTCGTCGTATTCTTTTGGATAAGCACTTTCACCAACAATTTTGCGTGCCATAAATGCAAACGGTGCGAGCGCAGTCAATGTTTGAATTCCAACCTGCGAAACCGTGCCAACGTTTGTCATTGTGTTTGAAATACCAGTGACTAAACCAGTGAAAACGGTTACTGGTACACCGACTGAATCCTGAACGGTTATGACTAAACTTTGATTAACTTCAAACTGCAAATGAGCATCATTGACGTTAACAATTTGCACGGTCGCATAACCCGCGCGCGCCTGTTCCCAAACCGTTGTTCGACCATAATTGACTTGCACACCCCATAGGCTTTTGTCGGTGTAATCAATTCCGTTAACCGTGACAACGGCGTTTGGATTCCAACCCATTACAACGCAACCAACAACGACGAACCAAGATTGCTAAACGTGCCACTGTTTGTTGCTTCGGCATTCAAAACGTTTGCAATTGTGCGGGCAGTGCCAATGCTATCGATCGCGCCCGTCACGTTTATGTTGTAAGTGTTTCCACTGTCACGCGCTTCAGCCATACGGAATGAACCAGCATTGAAACTGCCTGAAACCACGTTGTTGCTTGCCGCTGCAGTCGTTGCAGCTGATTTCGCCGCGCTCGCAATTCCCGCAGTACTTGGCGCACCAAAAATCGGCGTTGGTAACGGACTAGTGCCAGTGCCAGTACTTGAACTACTTGAAAATGACTGACCGCTAGGCATTGTGCCAGAAAAACCAGCAGCCCCGCTTATGTCTAAATCGTCCGTGTTAACGTCACTACGTCCAACCAATGCAGTTGCACCAGCCAAAATAGCGGCAGCAATTCCCACGGCTGCCAAACCTGCCAACGGATTCAGTGCAAAATAACCTGCAACACCAGCAATAATTGCTGAAGCCTTCAGGGCATTGTAAGCAGTAATAATTGTTTTGATCAATGCAATTGTGGCACTAACTCCCGCAGCAATTTTTGAAGCGACAAAAATGGTTGCAATTACACCAGCAACAATTTTCAATTCGTCTTTGAGATCAATTACGGTTGCAATGACCTTGCGCACTTGCTGACCAAATTTAAATGCACCGTCGGTTGCGTCGTTTGTGGCTTCGTTTAAACTGCCTTGACCTGTAAGTCCATTAATAAATGATTCAAGATTTGGAACAACGGTAGTCAAAACATAATCCGACAATTCCTGAACGACTGGCAAAAGTGCCGCGCCTATTGATTCTTTTGCTTCGTCGGTGGCAATTCTAATTCGCTCAAACTTAACCGCTGCGGTTTCGGCTGCGCCTTCTGCAAAAGTGCCGTATGTTGTTTCAAGTGACTTGATGATTGCTTCATTGTCTTTTGACTTCAAAAGGTTTTGGTCAAGTCCTAAGCCAAGTCTGCCCAGTGCAGCAGTGTTGCCGTCGTACGCACGTCCAAGCGCGTTGGCGATTGTTTCGACTGGCTTTGAAGTTGCAACGCTTAGGTCAAGCGCAAGATTCAGTAGACGCTGGGCTTCCTCAGTGTCCTTTGTGCTTCGAACCAAACGCCCGAATGCTGGGCGCAATTCGTCGTCTGTGATACCAACGGCAATTGACGTCGCAGTTATGTAATCCTCAACCCTTGCAACCTGTGCGGTTGTGGCGTTGGTTGTCGCCTTAATTGTTTCGGCTAACTTCTCCTGTGCCAATGCGTCTTGCGCCGCTGCTTTTACCGCGTCAGCTGCGAATGCAAGTGCGGCAGTACCAGCAACCGCAAACGCCAATGCAGCCTTCTTGCCAAATTCTGTTGCCTTATCACCAAACGTTTGTGTTTCCTTGCTTGCGGTATTTAAGCCCGCGACAAGGTCTTTTGTCTCAGCAAGAATCGATAATTTAAGGGTTCTTGAACCTGCCATTAGTCGTACCTCTTAACTATCGTAGAAAATGCCTGTTCCCACTTTGTAATGATCTCAGGTTGCACTGATCTTAGCGTTGGGTAGATAAACCAACCGCGCGACCCGCGACCCTCACGCCCTGACCAAACTGGGAATTGCTTATAGCGATTTGAACCAAATTCTGAACCGCCCCACAATTGTTGCGTCGTACCGCCACCGCTTAACTTTTGCCCAGCAAAACCAAAACTGATTTCACCAATTTTTGACGACTTTGAAACCTTTGAACCTTCAGCGACTTTATTGTCCAAACGGTTACGGGTCAGATTACTGGCTGCGCTGACGATCTTGCCACGGACAAAATCGGCAAGCGCGCTTGACGTTTGTTTCGCCTGTGAGATTGCTTCGTCGTCCATTGCTTTGAATGCTCGCGTGATTGAACGCAATTCGGCTTTGTCGTAAGTGATTGCCTCACTTGCCATTGTTGCGCCTCTCCATGATTTCAATGACTGTCAGAATGTCCTCAGCACTTTCGAAATCGTTTGGGTGTAGCCCTGTTGCTAGGGCTACTTCCCAAACTATTCGGCTTAGACTTCCGACGGGATAACTTTTGGGCTTGCCTCACCAACAACCACGTCCGCAATAGTTTCCGTCCAAACTTCAAGTGTTTTGATCGGTTTGCCAGCTGCTTCGCGCTTCATTGCATAGTACGCAAGGAAAACTAGATCGGAAATTCCGATTCGTTCCTGTGCCTGTGCAATTGTGTTGCCTGTGTGCTTTTCCCAACGAACCCATTCTGGCGGAGCGGCAACGTAGGTTGCTTGCTCACCGCTGGTGAATTCGATCGTAATTGGCAGTTTCATTTTGTCTCCCGATTGTTTGTGTTAGAACGCTTCGGCTGGTGTGCCGATAACGGTGAACGATAGTGACACGGTTTGCGCGTCTGGTGCAGTACCGCCTGCGCTTGGAAACGCTGGCAAAATTTGGAATGTAAATGTTGCACCGCTTGTTGCCGTCAACACTGTTGAAATTCCTGTGTTTGGTGCTGATTCTGTTGCGTTCCATAGACCTTCGCATAATGAACCAGTTGCGCCCCAATCTGCAAGCATTTCAACGTCGAAAGAAAATTGATCGTCAATGTGTCGATAAACTTTTCCGTCCAATGTCTGATACGTCTCGATTGTTGGGCTATTTGATAGGACTGCGCTTGTTGCCTGTGCGTCGTAAACATTGCCACCAATAGTGAAGGTTATGTCGCGCCCAGTGATTACCGTTGTTGGCATTTTTACCCCTTAGATTGTTTGAGTGTAGTAAGTTGAAACGTTAATGTCTGCGACGAGCATTGGTGATTGACCTACTTCAAGCACCGTCGGTTTCTCAACGACCCCGACAACGTATCCCGCGGGCATTGCCGCGAGAATTCCTATGATGAGTTTTTCCAGATTGTCCAGCGAACCTGCGTTGCTATTTGAAGCAACAATGGCAGTGATCGCAAAATTTATCTTGACTTTTGTTTGTGCCTTTCCAAGCAATACCACTTCCATGTACGGCGAATCAGGAACAACCACGATCGCGGGTGGAATCGGTGCTTCGGGCACGCTTGGGTAAATGTTTGCAGCAAGGGCGCTAAATGCGTTGGCTAAGGCTGCACGGGTTTCGGAAACGGCATTGGCTGGCACTATTGCACGACCGTTTCAACGTCAAGGAACGGCTGAAGTAATGTCGACACCCTGTTTGTAAGACTTCTACCCATGCGATACGGCGTGCTTTGAAAATCTACGCCCTCGATCTGACCGCCTGCTGCAACGCGTGATTGGAACACTTCAACGCTGACTGCAAGCACGGCTGATTCAATTGGCGCACTGTTGGCATAGATTTCAGCTGCGGAATAGCCCGAAAGTGTTGCCGTGCCTGTTGGAATAATGTCACGCAATGTAACGTCCGCGCTGGTAATTGCTGCGGTGAAATGAAATTCTTTAACGTCAACGACTGTTACGGTTGCTGAAAATGGTGCGGGTAATCCAGTGACGACCACTGATTGACCAGCAACAAAATGATGTGCGCGTTGCGTGTAATACGTCGCGACGTTAGATTCTAGTTTGTAAGAGTTAATTGCTGAAGTGTTTGCAACCAGCATGGGCAAAATGACCGCTTCAGCGGTGTTGATAATTTCGTCTAAATAACTGTCTGGATAAAGTGAAACGGAAACGCCAAGCACGTTGCGCAATTGCGCCGTTGACACAATACTTGGCATTTCCGTTCCTCTCGACTGCTGCGCTACGTTCGGGAGTGACCGTAGCGCATGATTAGTTTGTTTTTGTT